CAGTGAGTTAATGCAATACGACCCTGACCGTGAGATTACACAAGATGTCTTTGAGTCAATTTTATTGGGTGCAGTTGCCGGCGGAACAGTAACTTCTCCAGTTGTTGGGTATCAGGCTTTTCAGGATAGAAACCTATCACCTGATGAACAGGTTGTTGAACAAGGCGTTGACCCGGATACTGAACTTACTTATACAATCAGTTATGTTAATCCCAAGAACGACGAACAAAGTATTCTTAATATTCAAGCAGCTAATCCAGAGGAGGCTGTTAGGCTTGCGACTCAGGGTTTAGGTAATCGTGCGGTCAACATAAAATACGAGGGTATCAATACATCTGACTTCAAAGTAGAGGAAGAGGTTATTACCCAGGATGACGACGTAGTAGCTGAGGCGGCTAGAATCCCTGCTGTTATGGAAGCTGCTCAACCGCTTTTTGAAAAAATAAAAGCAAAAAAACAAATTACAGCGCAGGACTCTAGGCAACTGGCTACTATTGTCGACAGGGAAATACCTGTTGAAGTAATTACTGAAGAAATTATAGAGTCACGCCCTATACTTAGCACTGAACAAATGAAGTCCAAGCTAAAGGATAACAAAGTAGATTTCGTGGGTCGTAAAAACTTTAAAAGCCCTGTCAAAGACGGTGACTTCGTAGGACTAAGATTGGATATAGATGCTTATGAGAGGCCAAAAGACAAGGGTAGCCCAGCGTTTATTGTTACAGTTCATCAGGCTAGCCCGACAGCTAAAAGTTTTGAAGCTGGTCGCCCACTTGGTTATGATTCATCGGCAGTTATAGATAATGCAACTTTCGGAATAGGCAAGGATGCTACTGGTCAAAAAGCCGTGCTGGGTATTGCATCAGGAAAAGCTAAGGGGACTATTGCTACTATGCGTGGCACTTATGTAGATATATCACCTGAACAGGCTTACAAAGAACTTAAAGACAATCTTAATAATCCAGAGTGGACTCAAGTGGGCATGGATCCAGAGCGTCGCGGTTATTTTTATAACCGCAAAACAATGAAAGAAGTTGTGGCCGCTGATAGGGCTATACAAGTAGGCAAAATAGTACTGGCTAAAAATGTTAAGTTTGGACCAACTCCTGCAAATGAATTTGTATCCAGAGTTACCGAGGGGTTGATAGAAGGAGAACCAGAAGTAACAGCCGGGGCTGCGCCTTTCACTGCACCGCAAAAAGCCCCACTATCTCACGTTGAACAATCGGACATCATTGATATGGATGCCCTCATTGATGAAATTGTAGAGAACGATATACCGGTATGGTTTTGGTACGCAGACCAACTTGGCGAGGGTGACTTTAATTTACCAAGCGGCGGTACAATAAACTTAGATGCAGGTCCTAGTTATGCACTACAGCCAGCTAACAGAGCCGCTGGTCGTGTATGGGCTTCTAGCAAATCGGTGACAGAAATTAACAACAAGATTTCGCAACTTAAATACACGGACAAAAATGGCAAAGAGCAAACGGGTTACATCTTTTTGGTATCAGGAAGTCCCGATACAATGTTCTTGTTTAACAAGCAAGCGTTCTTAGCCTTTTATCAAAACGCCTTTCAAGAAAAACAGAAGGACGGCACATTTGAACTTCGTGACTTTTCTGAGGTAAAGAAAGAGATACTTGCAAGCAGGCCAACCAAGCTTGTTAAAGATACGCTAAACAATCACGGCACTCTAGAGAGTTTAATAAACAGCTCCGAAAGCCGTCCCTTCATTGAAGCGTTGCTAGCGCAACGTGGCAAGTCCACGCCTCTCGCT